AAATGGTTGAAACCTCTTACTCCACAGCTACAGAAGCAGTAACGATAGCATCTACTACTACAGGTGCTAACGCTACTCTTGTGTATACTTGTCCACCATTTCATGATGCAACAGTAGACCTACTTCATGTAGCTAATAACAATAACGCTTCTAAGAAAGTTTACTTACAGTTCTACCACCAAGATGATACTACTTATCACTACATACTTAAGAATCACACTATAGCAGGTAACTCAGCAGAGAATATATTTGGTGCTGGGGTGTTACATCTTCATGCAGGAGATAAGATTCTTGCTTATGGTGAAACAACTAATACTATGGAAGTACTAATATCTTGTAGAGAGTTTTATAATCCAACACGTTAAAGCATAACGGGGTTGCATTATTATCTATAGTATGTTATAACTACTTATGTAAAACTAGTCTCTAGTAAACTACAAATGTCTTGTAGTACCAACTGGAGAACTTACATGTTTAAAACATTTTCAAAATGGCTTAAAGCCTTAAACGAATCAATACAAAGATCACAGCAAGCAAGAGCAGATCTGTGGTTACTAACACATCTAACAGATAGAGAATTAAAAGATATCGGTATCGCAAGGTATGATATCAAACGGAGAATGAATGGCTCGTAACCTTACAGAAAAACAAGAAGTGTTTCTTGAAGCACTATTTGGGGAAGCCAGAGGTAATACCATGCAAGCTATAAAACTTGCAGGGTATGCCGAAGGCACATCTTCAGCTAGTATAATGAAAACTCTAGAAGAAGAGATTGCAGGAAGGACTAAGAGTCTTATAGCTACTCGTGGTCCTCAAGCTGCATACTCTATGCTAGACGTAATGGAAAACCCAACTGACTTGGGTAATAAAGAAAAGATGGCTGCAGCTAAAGATCTATTAGATAGAGCTGGCTTTGTTAAAACAGATAAGGTAGAGGTTATGGCAGAGAGTCCTTTGTTTATTTTACCTCCTAAATCAAATGAAGACTAATAAAACTTGGCAGTTACCTAAGCCAGAAGAAGCTGAAGGTGAGTTTGAATGGCTACCAGTAGTAAGAGTAGGTAGAGTTATACCATTTGGCTATAGACAAGACCCCACTGACTCTGATATACTGTTACCAATCCCAGAAGAGTTAGAATTATTCGAGCAAGCTAAGAAGTATCTTAAGCAATACAGCCTACGTGAGGTTTCTAATTGGCTAAGTACTACTTCAGAACGTTATATCTCTCATGTGGGTCTAATGCAGAGGGTTAAACTTGAACAAAAACGTAAGAAAGAAGCTTCAATCCAGCGCTTCTATGCAGAAAAGTACAAAAAAGCCGCAGAGAAAGCGGAAAAGCTTGAAAGACAACGTATCGGTGCAAGAATCCCCAAAGGAATTAGCACCAGCGCAAGTGAAGTCACCGCCAGTTGACGTAGAAAGAGCTGTCAGGGAGATTATCTTTGAACCTAATGCAGGTCCACAGACAGATTTCCTAGCTTCTACAGAACAAGAGGTACTTTATGGTGGTTCTGCTGGAGGTGGCAAGTCATACGCCATGATTGCAGACCCTGTACGTTGGTTAAACAACCCTCA